TTCACTGCAGGTAAAATCAGAGTATATGCTGTCCTACAGGACGTTAGTGACATCGGTGAGATGGAAGCTGACGAAGTAGGCAGAGATCAACTTGCATAAATTATAATCTAGGGGGCAGGTGAAAGCTTGCCCTCTATTTTAATATAAAGGAATAACAATGGCAGATACAGTCACATCGCAGACAATACTCAATACACCTTACAGATTAGTTATGAAGTTCACTAACGTAAGTGACGGTTCAGGAGAGAGTGCCGTCAACAAAGTAGATGTAAGTGCATTTACTGCAGGTGAAAAAGGTGCAACATGCACAGGTGTAGCAATAGACAGAATACATTTTGTAAATGACGGAATGAAAGTACAGATACTTTGGGATGCTACATCAAATGTAGAAGCATATAAACTATTAGATACCGAAGGATACTATGACTTCTCTAGCTTTGGAGGTCTACAAAATAATGCAGGTTCAGGTAAAACAGGTGATATACTGTTTACAACTGTTGGGGCTGCAAACACGGAAACATATAACATCATACTAGATATGACAAAACAATCCTAAGAGGATAAAATGTCTGGAACATATCTAACACTTACAAATAATACCCTAGCAAGGTTAAATGAAGTACAGCTAACTTCATCTAACTTTTCTAGTGCTAGAGGTATACAGGTGCAAGCACAAAATGCTGTGAATGAGTCTATAAGATATATTAATCAAAAAGAATATAACTTTCCATTTAATCATGCAACTGAAACAAAGACTGTTACAGCAGGAACAGTTAGATATAGCATACCAACTTCAACTAAACATGTAGACTATAATACGTTTAGATTAGTTAAAGATGAAGACTTAGCTACCAGTGGTGGTAAATTAACTATTTTGCAATACAATGACTACATAAATAGTCACGTAACACAAGAAGATGAAATAAACACTACAACACTAGATGGCTCACTAACAGACTCAGCAACTACAATAACCGTAGCCAGTACATCAGGATTTGATAGCACAGGCACATTACACATAGGCAATGAAGAGGTTACTTACACAGGCACTTCATCTACAACCTTTACAGGTGTTTCACGAGGAGCAAACAGCACAACAGCTTCTGCTCATAGATCTCCAGACAACAATTATCTTTTACACCCTTATCCTAATAAGTCATATTCTATAAAGTTTGACTATTATACTTTTCCAACAGACCTATCAGCACATGGAGACACAACAAGTATACCTGCACGTTTTGATGCAGTAATAGTAGATGGAGCTACAGCTTTTGTGTATCAGTACAGAGGAGAGACTGCACAGTATCAGCTAAACTTTGCACGATTTGAACAAGGTATTAAAAATATGCAGTCATTGTTAGTAAATAAGTATGAGTATATAAGATCAACATTTATACCAAGAACACCTAGTCACGTACTAGATTTAAATCCAAGAGTAATGTAATATGCCTGATCTGTCACAAGTACAACCTACAGCATTTAACTGCCAAGGTGGATTAGTTTTAAATCGTTCTACATTTATGATGCAACCCGGAGAAGCACTAGAACTACAAAACTTTGAGCCTGACATAGAAGGTGGCTACAGAAGAATAAATGGGTTTAGTAAATACGTAAGTGCTGTCGTACCACAAACAAGTTCTGCTAGTGAAAAAGTTTTGATGGTAGCAACATTCGGTGATCTAGTAGTTGCAGCCAGAGGTGAAAAGATATTTAGTGCTACAGCAGGTGGTTCTAGTTGGACAGAAAGAGATACTGGTAGAACAAGTGCAGGGACGTATGCTTTTGAAAGATATAACTTTGATGGTAATGATAAGCTAATAGTTGTAGACGGAGCAAATGCTCCAACATTCTTTAACTCAGCAATGTCAGCAACAGATGTAAGTAATAGTGATGTGGCAGGTGCTAAGTTTGTGACAGCATTTAGAAGTCACATGTTTTATGCAGGAAAATCTACAACACCTCAGACCTTAATATTTAGTCAGCCTTTTGATGAAGATGCTTTTAGTAGTGGAAGTGGCGCAGGAAGTATAAAAGTAGATGATGTTATAACAGGTCTAAAAGTTTTCCGTGATAATTTATTTATCTTTTGTGAAAATAGAATATTTAAACTGAGTGGTAGTAGTTCTAGTGACTTTGCCATATCTGCTGTTACCAGAGATATTGGTTGTATAAACGGCAATACAATACAGGAATTTGCAGGTGACTTAATATTCTTAGGACCTGATGGTTTGAGAACAGTTGCAGGTACGGCAAGAATTGGTGACGTTGAACTTGGCACGATTAGTTCTAATGTGCAGTCTATATTTGATGACAACTTATCAAGTGCATCTGAGTTTCAAAGTGTTGTTATACCAGACAGAACTCAGTACAGAATATTCTTTACAAAAGATACTGTGGCACAAAATAGCACAAAAGGTATAGCTTGTGTTTTAAAAGGACAGACATTTGAGTTTTCAGAACTAAGAGGTATAAGACCTGCGTCCACAGATAGTTTTGTAAAGTCAGGGGATGTTATAGTTTTACATGGAGACTATTCTAACGGCTTTGTGTATCGACAAGAATCAGGCAATACATTTGATGGTACAGCGATACTAGCAAAGTACAGAAGTCCTGACATGACGTTTGGTGACGCAGGTATACGAAAGCATATGCAACGTGTAGTTGTAAACTTTAAGCCTGAGTCATCTATAGATGCAGATTTATTTTTACGATATGACTATGAATCTAAAGACTCAGCAAGACCTGCTGCATATGAGTTGGACTCGCAAGATATTGCAGCTATATATGGAACGTCAACATATGGTGCATCTTCTTCTGTAGTTGGCACATATGGTGGTGCATCACAACCACTCTTTAGACAATCCGTAGAGGGATCAGGGTTTGCTGTAGCACTAAGAGTAAATGACGGTGGAGAAACAGCACCATATTCACTAAAAGGTTTTCAATTAGAATATCAAGTAGGAGCAAGAAGGTAAATGGGAGCAACATATACAAGACAGTCTTCATACTCTGACGGTGACGTTATCACGGCAGCCCACACTAATGACGAGTTTAATCAGTTATTAGCTGCCTTTGCATCATCATCAGGACACACACATGACGGCACATCTGCTGAAGGTGGTCCTATTACCAAGCTATTAGGTAACACACTTACCTTTGGTGCAGGTACAGCAGGAACAGATATAACAGTAACATTTGATGGTGAGACATCAGACGGTGTACTCAAGTGGATGGAAGACGAAGACTACTTTGAGTTTTCTGATGATATACTTGTAGCGTCTACAGAGAAGCTACAGTTTCGTGACACAGCTATATACATTAACTCTAGCACAGACGGACAACTTGACATTGTAGCTGACACAGAAGTACAAATTGCAGCCACAACCATAGATATGAATGGTAATGCTGATGTATCAGGAACACTTACATATGGTAGTTTGTCAGATGGTGCAATAACAATCACAGCGTTTGTAGACGAAGATAACATGGCTTCTAATAGTGCTACTCTCGTACCAACACAACAATCCGTAAAAGCATACGTGGATACACAGCTAACAGCAGAGGATTTAGACTTTCAAGCTGATAGTGGTGGTGCATTAAGTATCGACTTGGACAGTGAGACACTCACATTTACAGGTGGCACAGGCATTGACACAAGTGGAAGTGGTAATGCTGTTACTTTTGCAATAGACTCTACTGTAGCTACACTTGCAGGTACACAAACATTTACAAACAAAACACTAACCTCACCAAAGATAAATGAAAACGTAGCATTAACAGCCACAGCTACAGAGCTAAATTTATTGGATGGTGTATCAGGATTAGTACAAGCTGACTTTACAAAACTAGCTGCTGTTGATTCAACTGCCACAGAACTTAATATAGTTGATGGTGATACATCTATAGGAACAACTACTGTATCTGACGGACATGGTATCGTAATGAATCATGGTGGCACTATGGCACAAACTACAGTGCAAACTTTAGCTGCCTACCTTGACGATGAAATAACAGCTATGCCAAACCTTGTGACTACTGCAGCTACAACTGTTGGTGCATTGAACTCAGGTAGCATTACTTCTGGCTTTGGCACAATAGACACAGGTTCTTCTACAATAACCACCACAGGGCTTATCACAGGTGGCTCACTTGACATTGATGATATTCTTATAAACGGTACAACTATTGGTCATACAGATGACACAGATTTAATTACTCTTTCAAATGGTGTTGTAACCGTAGCAGGTGAGGTTGATGCTGTAACATTAGACGTTAGTGGCAATATAGATGTTGACGGAACAGCTAATTTAGATAATACAGATATAGATGGCACATTAGTTGTAGACGGTTCTAACATATCATTAGACAGTACATCTACTTTAAACATAGATAACTCTAACACATCCAACGGTATAACAATAGGTACAGCTACATCTGGTGTGCCTATATCTATTGGTCACACAACATCTGAAACTACAGTAAACGACAACCTGACTGTTACAGGTGACTTAACTGTATCAGGGACAACAACTACAGTAAACTCAACCACTGTAAATCTAAACGACCACAACATCGTGTTAGACACTGGTAATACTACCTCTGCTGTCATAAACGGTGCAGGTATTACAATAGAAGGTGGTAGTGGAGATGATGCAACATTTACATACAACACTACAGGACCACAGTTTGAATTAAAGTTAGGTTCTAGCTTTGAAGATTTACAAACAGCTAAACTTACAGCTACTGAATTAGATATATCAGGTGACGTAGATGTTGATGGTACACTAGAAGCTGATGCTATAACAGTCAACGGCACAGCTTTAGGAACAGTGATTGCAGGTACTACAGTTACAAACGCAACTACTGCAGCCGTAGCAACAACTGTAACTATTAGTGATAACGAAAACACAGATGAAGATAACGCTATTATATTCACATCAGGTGGTGATGTAGACGGTGGTAACATTGGATTAGAATCAGATGGTGATTTAACCTACAATCCTAGCACAGGAAGGTTGACAGCAACACAATTATCTGGTACACTACAGACTGCAGCTCAAGCAAATGTAACATCATTAGGAACGCTGACTACCCTTACAGTGGATAATGTTATAATCAATGGGTCAACCATTGGACACACTGGTGATACAGATTTAATGACAGTCGCTAGTGGTGTACTCACCGTAGCAGGTGAAGTCGATGCTACAAGTTTAGATATTAGTGGCGATGCCGACATTGACGGTACACTTGAAGCAGACGCAATTACTGTAAACGGCACAGCCTTAAACACAGTTATAGCTAACGAAGCCACGGCACTAAGCATAGCCTTAGGCTGATATAGGAGAGAAACATGGCAAATACATTTAAAGTGGTGACAAAGGCAGGAGTAACGTCAGCAGATGTTATATACACTGTAGCAGGTAGTACA